ATATGAGGCTGGCAAAGTCGGGTTAGAGCTTGATGATACAGCGACATTTTTGCAGAAAGGTATTACGGGCATTGAGCAGTATGTAATACGCGCGGATTCAGCAAGACCTGAGTCTATTAGCTATTTAAAGCGACACGGCTTGCCTCGTATTGATGGCGTTTCAAAATGGAAAGGGAGTGTTGAAGATGGGATTGCTCATATTAAATCCTATAAGAAAATCTACATTCACCCACGTTGTCAGCAAACCTTGAATGAATTTCGTTTGTATAGCTATAAAACAGATAGGCTAAGTGGTGATATTTTGCCTGTGGTTTTAGATGAAAATAATCATTATATAGATGCTCTGCGATACGCTTTAGAGCCTTTAATGAAAGGTCGACAATCTTGGTTTGGGTGAGTGATATGTTTGGATTTTTTACAAAAAAAACGGAAGAACCTTTTGAAATAAAAGAAGCAGAAGACAGCTACCCAAATTTCCCAAAAGACAAAAAGGGTAGTGAATATCAACGACAACTACAAAAAATTGAGCAAGCCAACAATAACATTTTAGCTGGTGGTGATGCTCAAGATGGCGATGAAGAATCTCGGCTAAAAATGGCGTTAAGAGCTTCTGAAGTTGTGAGTAGCTCTGTTGTTGATTGGTTTGCTAGTCAATCCTTTATCGGTTTTCCATTGTGTGCGGTATTAAGTCAGCAATGGTTAATAAATAAAGCGTGTTTTGTACCAGCAAGAGACGCTACCAGAAACGGTTACGATATTGTTTCGATGAACGGGGACGATATTCCTGACGAAACAGTCAAGATCTTGCAAAGATATGACAAAAAATTCCAAATTAAGAAAAATTGTGAGGAATTTGTAGGGCTTGGGCGTGTTTTTGGTGTGAGGATTGCACTTTTTGAAATTGATAGTGACGATCCTGAGTTTTATGAAAAGCCGTTTAATTTAGATGGTGTGACTAAAGGTAGCTATAAAGGGATTTCACAAATCGATCCTAACTGGTGTATGCCTTACTTTGTGAGTGGCGAGTTAAATAATCCTGCTGCACGGAATTTCTATGAACCGACTTATTGGGTTATTAACGGCAAGAAGTATCACCGCTCGCATTTGCATATTTTCCGAAATGGAAAACTTCCCGATTTGCTCAAGCCTGTTTATATGTATGGTGGCTATCCCGTTCCACAGCTTATTATGAGCCGTGTGTATAGTGCAGAACGCACTACGGACGAATCATTAAACTTGGTTACTTCAAAACGTACATCTGTTTGGCTTACGAATCTTGCTCGGTTTATGGCAAATGAAACGGAAGCGACAGAACGCCTAATGGCTTGGATTAAATATCGGGATAATAACGGTATTAAGCTGGGTGATAAAGAAGGCGATCAGTTTCAACAATTTGATACAACGCTATCAGGGCTTGATGATGTTATTATGACTAACTATCAGGCGGTTTCAGGTGCTTCTAATGTGCCAGTTACAAAACTCTTAGGAACAGCGCCGAAAGGGTTTAGTACAGGCGAAAACGAGGATAAGAACTACAATCAAGAGCTTGAGTCAATTCAAGAACACGATTTAACGGAATTTGTCGAGCGACACCATCAATTAGTGATGAAATCCAGTGGGCTTGAAGTGCTTGATTTGACAGTGAACTGGCGACCAACAGACAGTCCAACGGCTAAGGAATTGGCGGAAATTAACAAAACTAAGGCAGATACGTATAGTGCTTTAGTGATGTCTGGTGTTGTTGATGGCTCAGAAGTGAGAACGGTGTTAGTTAAAAACCCTGATTCTGGTTTTCACGATATTGGTAATGTTGATTCTGAAAACAATCCTTTGGGGCTTTCTGATGATGAAATGCAAGCATTAAAAGAGTTAGGGGTAGATTTCAATGAAAGCAAAGACAGCGAAAGCAAAGAAGCTAATTGAAGGTAAGCCCCTTATTGTAAGTGCAGGTATTTCAGAGAAGTATGCTCAAAGTGTCGTAAAAGCTCTTGCTGTAATGCACAAAGAAGCATTAAAAGGGGTTGAAGAAATCTACGAAAAATACGGACACGCCTATGCAAGTGATTCCGCTGGACAAGATGGGCTACCGAAAGGTGGCTCTTTAATTTCTCAGCTCAGAATCTTTTTTAATGCGTTACTTAATAAGTACAACCCAATATTCAATTTGATTGCGAAGAAATCAACGGAAAAGATGGTTGAGCAAACCTTAAAGAATACGAAAAGCACCTTAAATCTCAGTTTGAGAGAATTAGGGCAAGGGTTGGCGATTAAAAAAGATTATACGAGTGAGCGAGTGAAAGATATTGCACAAGCAGCCACAATGGAAGCGGTAAGTTTAATTAAAACGATTCCGCAAAAACATTTAGGCGATGTGCAAAAAGTCTTAATGCACTCTATTTCAAGTGATGGGAAAGGTTATGCCGAGTTAAAGCCTTTTTTGCAAAAATTGTATAAAGGTAATGCAAGAAAAGCTCACTTGGTGGCAATCGATCAGACTCGTAAAACTTACTTAAATATTCAAGCTGAGAATATGAAAAGTCTTGGCATCAAGAAATTTAAATGGGTTCATTCTGGTGGTGGTCGAGAGCCGAGAAAGCTACATCAAGAGCTAAATGGGAAAGTATTCTCGTTTGACGATCCACCATACATTGGCGATATGTACGGTCAGAAGGTATATGGGCTTCCAGGGCATTTACCGAATTGTGGTTGCTCTATGTCCGCAGTTTTCGATTTCGAGGTAGAAGATGATTAAAGTTACTAAATCACAAGCTCAAAGGATTGACAGGCTTTGTGCAAATGTTTTCGTCATGGATGATAAATGGATTGATGCTTTATATCAAAGGGTGTGTAAATGGCAATAGCACAAGATAAAAAAGAAGTTGATACAAATGGTTGGTTCGAAGTGAAAGACAACCCCCTCAGCAAAGAGGGGGTTTTTCTTTATCGGGGCAATCAAATTATTTTGCCTGATGGCTCAAGAGCCTCAAATACAGATGATTTGATTCCCGTATATCGTCCAGCCGATGAACTTAGTAATCCTGAAGCAATAGACAGTTTTAAGCTCGTTCCTTGGGTGGATGAACACACTATGCTTGGGAGTGAAGAGTTGGGACTTACGCCAGCTGAACGCAAAGGGGTAAGTGGAGTAGTAGGGGAAGATGTTTATTTTAAAGATGGTGTTCTCTACGGAAACATTAAGGCGTTTTCAGAAAATCTCGCTCGTAAGATCGAAAACGGCAAAAAAGAGTTATCGCTTGGCTATCGTTGTAGCTATGAGCGAAGTTCTGGGGAATGGAATGGGCAGAAGTACGATTACATTCAACGGAATTTACGAGGCAATCATTTAGCCCTTGTAGATAAAGGGCGAATGGGGGCAGAAGTGCGAGTTATGGACAGTCAAGAGACTGGCATTAGCTATGGCAATTTTATTTTTACTTGTGATTCATTGATGGAGAAAAACGAAATGAATTTAGAAGAACTTTTAAAGCAAGCGGTTGAAAAGTTTGGTGATTCTGCAACCGCATTGGCAGAAATTAAAAAATTACTGGATGAGCAAGGGCAAGATAATGAGGGAAATCAAGAGCCTCCAACGCCTCCTGCGACTGATGATGACGAAATGGGCGGTAATCCAGATGATGAACCACCAGCACAAGACGATGATGAGGATAAATTAGACAAGCTCTTATCCTTAGTTGAAAGTCTTGTTTCTCGTGTGGAAGCGTTAGAGGGTAATTCGAAATCAGAAGATGAAGATGATAACCAAGAAGAGCCACAAGAGAAGCCTAAAGTTGGTGATGAAGAAGAGAAAGGTGCTCAGGCAATGGATATGGCGGAAGTGACACGACAAGTTACAAAACGCTTAAACGAGCGTGATTCGATGTACAAAAAAGTTTCTCTACATACAGGAGCTTTTGATGTATCTGCAATGGATTCTGCTGAGGCAGTTGCAGCGTATGCGTGTAAGAAGTTAAACCTTAAAACAGCAAAAGGTTTAGAGGTTGCAACAATTACAGGTTATATGGCAAATCGTGAGCCTGCAAACAAACAGCGTATTGTTTCAGGTCTGGATAAATCAGATGTAGTTAAGGGTAAAAACTTCTTAACTGGTCAAATCAATAAATAAGGTGGTAATTAATGGCTTTTCAACAAAACGTAAACATTGAAATGGGTTTTGGTGTACCTGGCGACATTCACACAGACGGCCCAACACGAACAGAATCCTTGGTGGTTAATTCTGAAGGTGCTCAATTAAATCTTGTGGGTAGAGCGTTCACAAAAGATGCTAGCAAAAATGTAGCTAAAGTTGGTGGTGCGATTGAAAGTGGTCGAGTTTTTGCAGGTATCTTAGTGAACTCAAAGGCTTATGCTTTAACAGGATTATCTGGCAATCCATTAGCACCAACGCTAGCGGTGGCAGATAACACTCAAGCCGATTTCTTAACGATGGGCGATGTCGTTGTTCAGGTTTCTACGCCTTGCAAAATTGGTGATTTAGTTGCTTACGATACCACTACAGGCGAATTATCAACAGTTGCTGTTGGTGGTTCTGCTTCTGGTGGTAAAGCATTAATTCCTAATGCGACGGTTTATCGCTTCCCTGTAACCTCTGGAAGTGGCGGTTTAACCGTTATTCGTCTTACAAACTAACAAATAAAAGGACAGAATAAATGACAAAAAAATCAACTCAACACGGTTTTATTTCTGGCCGTGCTTATGCTAAAGCATTACAAGAGCAACGTTCTGCAATCACTATGGATGCGGCAGATGTTGCACAATATGCAGCATTAAAAAACATTGGTATTGGCTTTTCTGATGCATTTTTAAGCCAAGCAAATGTTGCTTATGGTATGGACGATGTTCAGGGTGGGGTAACTGCTGGCTCGACAGGCTCTCCTATCCAGTTCTTGCAAGCATGGTTACCAAGTTTTGTGCATGTAGCAACCGCACCTCGTCAGATCGATATCTTGACTGGTATTTCTACAGTAGGCGAATGGCACGATGAAGAAGTGGTGCAACCGATTTTAGAAATGACCGGTAAGGCAGTTCCTTATGGTGATACAACACCAGTGCCATTAGTAGGGTACAACCTTAACTATGAACGCCGTACAATTCAACGTTTTGAGGCAGGTTTTGCAGTAGGTTCTTTAGAATCTGCTCGTGGTGCTGCTGCTCGTTTAGATGCGGCAAATACCAAACGTGCTTCTGCAATGTTGGCGTTAAATATCATTCGTAATGATGTCGGTTTCTATGGTTACAATGATGGCAACTCTCGTACTTATGGTTTCTTAAACGATCCGTCTTTACCAGCATACAAAACAGTAGCTCAAGGTAAATCAGGTTCTACGAAATGGAATCAGAAGACCTTTGAAGAAATCACAGGCGATCTTACAACCGCATTTACTCAATTAGTTGCCCAATCAAAAGGATTAATTGATGCAATCAACACGCCAACAACATTGGCTCTTCCTGCGGGTCATGAAGTCATTTTAAATACCGTCAATGCGTTCGGTATGAGCGTGAAAAAATGGCTCAAGGATAATTACCCTAACTGCCGAACTGAAACCGCACCTCAATTAACTGGTGCAAATGGCGGCGTAGATTCATTCTACTTATACGCTGAAGAAATCGTAGGTGATACATCAGATGATGATCGTCGTGTTTGGATTCAAGCTGTTCCAGCTCAATTTATGGCATTAGGTGTCGATCCGCAAGGGAAGCGTACCGTAGAGGACAACACAAATGCAACAGCTGGCGTAATGTGTAAACGTCCTTACGCAGTATATCGTGCATCAGGTATTTAACCTTAACCACTCAAGCCCAGTTAATTCTGGGCTTTAATTTTTAAAAACGAGAGGAAACAACAAATGAATTACGTTTACAGCACTTTGACTTGTGATAACGCATATACGGTCTATGAAAAAACAACAGGGGGCTTAACTATCCCTAAAACCGAAGTGATTATTCACGGCGGAACAGGATTGGCAAATAAACATCTGATTACACCGCTTGGTACGGTTACAAAAGTAAGTGATGATGAACTTGCGATGTTAAAAACAAACCCAGTATTTATTGAACACGTTAAAAATGGCTTTCTAATCGTCCAAGAAGGCGGTAAAGCTGACGATGCGGAAAAAGTAGCAAGTGATATGGCGGTAGATACTGGTAGCGCACCACTAACAGAGCAAGATGCCGAAAATACGGGTGTAAAAAAAGCGAAAAAAGGTAAATAAAGATGGATATTGCTACGTTCAGAAAAATGTTTCCTGCTTATTCTGATAGTCAAACTTTTAGCAATGAGATGATCGAAATGTGGCTGGACGTAGCAAATGTTCATCTCAAAAAAGGCTGGTCGTTAAGTGGTAAAACCTACGAACATGCCATTATGTTGATGTTGGCTCATCTTCTTCATAGTGTTGCGAAAACTTCAAGCGGTAATGCTGAATCAGGACCTGCTGGAATTGTGACATCTGCGACAGAGGGGAGTGTTAGTGTTTCTTTTGCAACACCTACGACAAAAGATGCGTGGGAATTCTGGCTTGCATCATCGCCTTATGGATTGCAACTTTGGGCATTATTGCAACAGTTAGGAACTGGCGGTTTGTTTATTGGTGGTTTACCAGAGCGAAGTGCAGTTCGTAAGGTTGGCGGGGTGTTCTTATGAGTCGGGCGGATAAGTTTAGAAAGGCTTTGCAAGATAAGATCGACAAATTGAGTGCAGCCAACAACAAAGTCGCAAAAGTCGGTATTGTTGAACATCAACATTATGATGATAACACGCCAGTAGCTTATATTGCTTCAATTCATGAATATGGTTCTCCTAGCAATAACATCCCGCCACGTCCTTTTATGCGCCCAACAGTATCAGAGAAAAAAGGTGAGTGGGCGAAGATAGGTAAGCAAATTCTGCAAAATGGCGGTGATGTCGATAGTATGCTTGAAATGGTTGGTTTAAGGGCTTCGGCTGATATTGTTGAAAAAATAAGTAATATTGATGTTCCTCCACTGGCAATTTCTACCAAAAAAGCCCGTAATCGTAAGGCTCACCAACAAACTGCCAAATATAACAAAAAGCCGAAAGCGGTGTCTATCAAACCTCTTGTAGATACTAAAGTATTAATCAGCTCAATCTCCCATATCGTGACAGATAAGGGGGATTAAATGCATTTTAGTCAAACTAATATCAAACGGATTGAAAGGCTATTGCTTTTATGTGCTTGTGATAAAGATTGGGATGAAAGCAAACATCCTAGAGCTGAAAATGGTCAGTTTGGGAAAGGGGCTGGTTCAGCTAAGAAAAACTTGGATAAAGAGGCAACAAAAATACCTAGCGTGACGGGTAAAGAGTTAGGTAACGCAAAAGACATTAAAGATCTGAGAACACGAGCAAGGCTTTATGCAATAGAACATTTCTCCGGAAAGAAGTTTGTTAATTTAAGTACAGGTAATGAAATTCAGGTCGGTGCTAGTGGTATAAAACATACTATATCGGGTGCAGCAGAGGATTTGATTAAAACGATCCCTGCCATACCTGAACTAATTGAAACAGCGACTTTAATGCATAAAAAGCAAGATAAAAGAGGCGATCCTAATGTTTTATCGGTTGAGATTTATAAAGCTGAAATGAATGTTATGGGTAAAAATGCCAAAATGATATTAACAATCAAGCATTATAAAGATGGACGTAGGTATTATGATCATGGTTATATGCGAGAATAGAAGCAACGTAATAATCCAGCACCTTACCGCGTTCAAGTGCGGTACCTCTTAAATTATCACGCTGCTTCATTGGTTAAAATTATAGCTCTAATGATTATTTAATCAAGGATTTTATATGAACCTAAGATCTATTGCCAACCAACATATCACCACGGTAAACCCCAATATTCAGGCAACACTAAAACTAAACACAGGATATGAAACAAGCGACACAGGAAAGCGAGTATCAAAGTTTGAAGAATTTCAGGTCAGCATTCAGGCTCAAAGTCTGAGTACGCAAGATTTATCTTTGTTTGATACGTTGGCACAACAAGGGCAAATGCTGAATGTGTATGTTTCAGGGCAAATCCACGCGCTAAGACGCATTTCAAATCAAGGTGCGGATAAGCTTGTTTTTAAAGCATTTGGCGAAGAGAGCGAATCTGAATGGCTAATTAAATCCGTTTCTGAGAGCTTTCCTAACTGGTGTAAGGTGGTGGTATGGCGGCAGACATAACAACAACCCACGATGATATTTATAGAGAAGTCCGAGCTTATTTGCTTGGGCTTTTTTCTTTAGAAGGCGAGAGGGTGATAAGAGATTATAGCAATAATGTGCCTCTGCCGCACTCGCCTTTTATTTTGATGAACATCATTTACGAGCAATCGTTATCTACCAATGTTCACTCCTATGATGTTGAAAACGCATTAGCTTCTGTTATGCAAAGTGTAGAAGTGCAAATGCAAATAGATTTCTATGGGGAAACAAGCGGTCAAATGGCGAGGATTTTTTGCAATTTATGGCGAGATTATCACGCTTGCGACAGGTTGGAAAAATGCCAGCCTCTTTATTGCGATGAACCACGCTATTTACCTTTTACTAACGAGGCGAGCGAGTATGAAGAAAGATATACAGTAACCGCAAGGCTTGCTTATAACCCTGTTGTTGTACACGCTCAAGATTTTATTACTAAACCAAACCCAAGCATTGAGCTTGGAAAACTATAAGGAAAAACTATGTTTCAATCGATTCCAGCAAGTCAGATTGTGAATGTGAATCCGTCCGTATTGAGTTCTGGCGGCTCCCCACTTTCGATGAATGCCGTTTTCTTAAGTGAAAATGCGAATTTACCGACAGGTCGAGCGGTTTCATTTGCAACGGCGGATTCTGTAGGTGAATATTTCGGGTTTACTTCTGCGGAATATCAAGCGGCGGCAGTTTATTTTAAAGGGTTTGATGGTTCAACCATTAAACCTGGTACGTTAATTTTCTTTGCTTACAATAAAGCAGCAGAAGGTGCATTCTTATTAGGTGCTTCTGTTAAATCATTATCGTTAAATGAACTCAAGAAAATTAACGGAACACTCAGTGTAATTATTGACGGCAGTGAGAAAAAAGCAGCTTCATTGAATTTAAGTGGTGCAAAAAGTTTCTCAAATGCGGCAGAGTTAATTGGTACGGCGTTAGGCTCTGTAACAGTGACTTTTGATAGTCAATTACAAGCATTCAAGGTTGCTTCTTCAACGACTGGCACAACATCAACGATTGCGTTTGCAACAGGTACAACTGCAGATGCTTTAGGGTTAAGTGAAAATGCAGGCGCGTCAATTTCTCAAGGATCTAATACAACTACTCCGACAGAAACCATGCAAGCAGTGATTGGTTCAACGCTTAACTGGGCAACATTTACCACAATCACAGAGCCGACATTAGAGGAAAAATTAGAGTTTGCAAAATGGTCTAACAATCAGAATCAACGCTTCTTGTATGTTGGTTGGGGTAAAGAGGCTACTGCAACACAAACAGGCAATACAACAAGTTTTGGCGCGAAATTAAAAGAGTCTGAATATAGCGGTGCAACGGCTGTATATGGTGGTTTAGATAAAGCGGCATTCTTGTGTGGTACTGTGGCTTCAATTGATTTTACCGAGAAACAAGGGCGTATTACGCTTAAGTTTAAAGGTCAATCAGGCTTAACCGCAGATGTTACTGATGCCACAATTGCTAAGAATTTAGAAGATAATGGCTATAACTATTACGGTGCTTGGGCAACGGCTAATGACCGCTTCTTGTTCCTATCTCCAGGTCAGATTTCTGGGGAATGGAAATGGATCGACGCTTACATTAACCAAATCCGCTTAAATAGCCAGCTCCAGTTAGCGATTATTACATTGCTAACCAGTGCAAAATCAGTCCCTTACAATGATATTGGTATTGCGTTGCAACGTGCAGCGTGTAATGACCCAATTAATGAGGCATTGAACTTTGGTTCTATTCAAGTGGGTGTTTCGTTGAGCGAACAACAAAAAGCAATCATCAATAACTACACGGGTGTTGATGCTGCTTCACAAGTAGAGGCCCAAGGCTATTATCTTTACATTGGTAAAGCGACAGCACAAACACGAGGAAACCGTGAATCATTCCCGATGAAGCTATTCTATACGGATGGCGGTAGTTTACATTCCGTAAATCTTGCTTCTATCAACGTTCAATAATGTAATTTAATCCATAAGGCGACTTATATTTCAAGCAAATCGCCTTTTTCTTTTTGGAGAAAAAATAATGCAAACAAATACCTCAAGAACAATTACCTCGGCAAATGCGGTGCTTTTAGCAAAAGCCGTTGGATATAGCCGTGGTTTCGTTCAGATTGAACAGTATGCGGCAGATAACGCATTTACGTTTAACCAAACGGCGGTAACAGAAACCACAATGGGCGTAGATGGCTATCAGTCTGGTGGTTGGGTTCCTAGCGAAACCGATTTCAATATTGCACTTGCGGCAAATAGTCCGAGCCGTTCATTTTTCGATGGCGTAAAAGTACATATGCAAAACCAACAGGAGACCGTGCCTTTTGAGTTTGATGTTACGATTCCGTCAATTGGCAAACGATACACTGCTACAGGTTTTATGACTCAAGCCCAAAGCGGTACCAGCGCTAAAAAAGTCTTAGATTCTGCAACGTACAATTTCAAGATTGTGGTGAAAACAGAAGAAGATATTTAACCGACTGACTAAAGTCGGTTTTTTATTGCTTACAAGATAGAAAAGTACATTCGAAAGCGGTGTTTACTCTCTCGCTCACCGTTTCTTGTAAGCATCTTAAAAGCGAGATTTAGAACCAATATGGAGAGAGAAAATGGCGTTAAAAACAAAAAAAATCACAATTGAAAAAGGGCGTGATGCAGGTATTACATTCAAAATTACCGAAATGCCTATTGCGAAAGCGGACAAATGGGCGACAAAAGCCTTACTCGCTTTAATGAGTGGAGGCTTTCAAGTGCCAAATGCAAAAGAGGGTATGCTTGGTATTGCTAGAGTGGCTTTATCGGCATTAAGAGAAATCCCAGAAGAAAAGGCGTTGCCGTTACTTGATGAGCTAATGGACTGTGTGGAAATCGTCACCGAAAGCGGTGCGACTCGTGCACTCGATTTGTCGCTTGGCGATGTACAAGACATTACGACTTTATGGCTATTACGCAAAGAGGCGTTATCTCTCCATATTGATTTTTTGGAGCAAGAGCCTACCCCGATCTCGGAGTAGGCAAAGGTGGTGATGCAGTCGAATATGTGAATCTAAGTCAAGTTGTGGGTGCGGTGGTGAGTAGCAAATTAGCCACTTACCACGAATTACAAACCGTTTACGGCTTAGAGGATGCTTTAGATCTGCTCGAAGTATTTACCGTAGATTCATACAACAACAGGAAGGCAAATAATGGCTGATGTAATTGATACGCTTGCGATAGATATTGTTGCTAATGATAGCTTTACTGCGGTAGCAAAACCATTTCTCGCTTTGTTAGAGCGGATGGAGCAGGAACTTGATAGCAATGCAAAAGCTCTGGATGAAGCAAATAAAAGCGTAGAAGGGCTATCTACAACCGTTGCTGAATTAAACGATGCCACAAGCGAAGTCTCAAAATCTCAGGATAAGCATACAAAAGCGCTAGAGAAAAACGAAAAACAATCCAAGAAAAACGAGAAAGCCGCTAAGAATCTTCTTGATGGTGTTCTTGGGTTTGGCAAGGCTCTTGGCGCTATCAGCACAATGATTATGGCTGGGATTGGGCTTGATCGTTTAGTTAAGCAAACTTCTCAAGCTAATCAAGAACTCGATTCAATGGCAAAAAACATTGGAATGAGTAGCCGTTCTCTCGCCTCTTGGCAAGGTGCTGCGGAAGCAATGGGCGGAAGTGCTAGCGGTATGGCTAACACGTTGATGGGGCTATCTGGTGCTTTAACTCGCTTTCAGGTAATGGGCGATGCTTCTGTTATTCCATTTTTTAATGCGTTAGGAGTCGCGCCTTTAGATGCAATGGGCAATATCCGAAAACTTGAAGAGATTATGCTAGAGTTGGCGGATAAGTTCAGCAAAATGGATCGTGGCACAGCGCTTGTTATGGCGCAAGGGTTAGGCATTGATGAAGAAACGTTTAACACGCTTGCACAAGGCAAAGAAGCCTATCAAGAGATGCTTGCTTATCAGAGTAAAATCTACAAATCCAACCAAGACGATATTGAAACCTCTAAGAAGCTGAATAAATCCGTCTCAATGCTAAATCAGCAATTTGACGGACTAAAACTGATGATTGCAAATGCGGCGGCTCCAGCCTTATTAACCATTAGCGAATTAACCACAAAATTCTTTGAGTTTTTAAGCCGAAATGAAAACCTTGTGAAAGGCGTATTTATGGGAATAGCTGGTGCAATGACAGCAGTTCTCATTCCTACATTGCTTTCAGGTGCAAAAGCCGCTTTAGCGTTTATGGCTCCGTTTTTACCTGCAATTCTACTTGTAGCTGCTTTGGCTGGTGTTTTCGGATTGCTCTATGATGACTATAAAAAATGGGCAGAGGGTGGTAATTCCCTGTTTAACTGGGGGGCTTTTATTAAGTGGTTTGATAAAGCTAATTTTTCCGTTCGCAGTTTAGTAGATGGTTTCACTTATTTATTAACAGAATATGAAGATTGGAATGCTTTAGCTGAAGATGGTAAGTCTTGGTTAAAACTTAAAGGTTTTATTGATGAAAACGGTTTATCCGTTGGCTCGTTAGCAACAGGATTTAAAAACCTAGGGGAAGACATTGTTGAGTATCTAATGCCTGTATTTGATCGCCTTTTAGGGATTTTGTACAAAATCATTACGCTTGACTTAGAAGGTGCTTGGGAGGAAGTAAAGAGCCTAGGTAGTGATAGCGTAGATTGGGTAACTCAAAAAACGAAAGATGCTTGGGGAAGTATTCAAAACTGGTGGAATGGCGTGGAAGAGCGAGCTCCAGAAGCTTTTGATAAAGCCGCTCAAATTCAATCTAGTGATGAAGCCTCATTAACTCAACAAAGTAAAAATGCTGGGTTTGTTGATACTAAGAAAGGATTTAGCAAAGGAAACTTTGTCTTTGAAGGGCAGAAATCAGCTAAGGGGCTAACACAAGAAGAAACAGGAGCGTTAGCTGCTCAAATGGTCAAGCGTGAAAGCGGTGGAAACCTTAGAGCAGAAAATCAATATGGATATTTGGGATTATATCAGTTCGGTGCGGCAGCATTAGTTGATGCGGGGTTAATCGATGATGCTAAATATAGAGCAGCAGTAAGAAAATATGGTAAAGGATTATCTAACGGTTCTGATGCTGATGTTCACAAAGCATTTTTAGCGGATTCAAGTAACTGGACCATCAAAGGTGGTCGAGAGGCATTTTTGAGTAGTAAAGCCATTCAAGATAATGCAATCGTAGCTCTTATGAATAAGAATGTGGGGTATTTAGGCTCTACTTATCAAGGTTCAGCGGAGCATAAAGCCGGCTTACTAATGGCCGCTCACTTAAAAGGAGCAGGCGGAGCGAAAGCCTTCGCAAACTCTGGTATAGATAGTACAGATGGTAATGGAACAAAAATATCTGATTACTATAATACAGGTCAAAAGGCGATTCAGTTGGCTAAACAGAGCAAACCTATTCAGAGCAAATCTATTGATTGGAATGCTCCAGTTGGTGGATATATGGTAGCAACAGCCTTAAATGCAACACAACAAGCACGACAAACAATGCAAAATCTTGCTCAACCTCAAAACATCAACAATAATCAACGCACAGAAGTTGTAATCAACGGTGGAGTTAATGTACACTCTAGTGCATCAACGATAACAGGGACTACTCAAGATGCTGTTTATGGTCTTAAAACGAGTATGTCGGGATTACAATTCAATACGGGATTAGTGTGATGAAAAAATTTTGTTTACCATTTATCTTGATGTCGGCTCCTATGCTATCTGTAGCTAATGAGTCATTGCTATTTTCTTGTGAATCGGATAAGAATAATAATGAATTTAGGCTAATAGAGCATACAGACAAGCTAGAAGCCGAATATCAAGTTGTTAATAAGAAAAAGTGTTTCGGTTTTGATTAATGATAAATCTCTCTCCGATGCCCGATTTCTAAGGCGGTTATCAACAACTCGCCATTATCAATATGGCAAATAATGCGGTAATCGCCTACACGATAACGCCACATTCCAGATAAATCGCCAACTAAACCTTTGCCCCGATCTCGTGGATTTTCTAGCGTAGCTAAGGTTTTAAGATAGCGGATAATTTGTTGAGCCTGTTGAGGATTTTTCTTAGCGAGTTTGGCTAATTGCTTTTTAGCGGTTTCCGCTAAGATGATGTTCCAAGTTAAGCTCATTCTCGACTTCCTCTAATGAATAGGTTTTTTCTTTACCTGAACGGACACGTTCAAGAACCGCATTAGCTAAGAGTAAATCTTCTAAATCTTCCAAATAGGCTTCTAATGCCTCTTTGACATAAAAAGATTTTGCTCGCCCTGTTTGGACGGAGAGATGATCTAAGCGTTGTTGTAATTCGTCTGGTAGTCTTACGGTCAATGCCATAGTGTTATCCTCTTACATTAAGATGTTGGAGTAAGTATAGGGTGGTAATAATTGTAATACAAGTAATATGTGGTAACAGGTGGCAAATTAAACGACATTATTCCCCTCAATATTGCCAAAATTTTAACCATAACTAACCGCTTGCGACCTCGCGTTGCAAGTGGCTTTTGTTGTACCTGAAATTCAACCCGATCAGAAATGGTCGGGTTTTTTTATTGGAGAAAATATGTGGAACTCAATCGGTGTGCCAAGTGTTCCTGGGCTACCCAAAAACATTGGTGATGCAGCCATAAAATTCGGTGGTGGCTTAGCGGTAAATATGTTCTTTGGTAACTATTGGGGCATATTTAACCAGAACGGAATACCATTATTACTGGCTGATAACGTGAAATCCGTTAAGTATCAAACAAGATCGAAGATTTCTAATGCACCTTTGGAGCGAGGCTCTTTTGCATCTTATAACAAGGTTATAGAGCCTTATACTGTTGATGTGATGATGACAAAAGGGAGCGGGGGCGTAGCAGAGCGGAGTGCATTTTTAGCCCTTGTTGATGCGTTTGCGAATAGCACGGATTTATATATGGTAATCACGCCCGAAGCCATTTACCCAAATTGCAACATTATTGGGTATGACTATGCAAGAGAAGCTGGCGATGGAGCAAGGCTGCTAAAAGTCAATTTACACTTGCAAGAAGTAAGAGAAGTTGAAGTGGAATACACGGAAACAGAAGCTCCGCAAGCGGAACCAACGCAAAACCAAGGCGAAGTTTCTGCAAAAGATGTTGGTTCTACTTCTGGCTCGAATAATTCTATCCTTTTAAAAGGAACTAAAAGCGTAGAAGAAAAAGCCTTTTGGGGAACAAAGAGAGATTTAGCTGGAGATGTTGTAGAAGTGTTCAAAGAATCAATGGGTGGTACTAAATGACATTAAAGATTTATGAAGTACCAGTTAAAAATATCCCTAATCAATCGTTATCGGTGGTTGTTGGTGGCGTTGGCTTTGATATTGAACTTAATACAAGGCTGAATGAAGAGCTTTATCTATCTTTAAAAGCAAATGGTAAATCTATCTTGAATAACAGAATTTGCCGAGATCGCACGCCTTTAATTAGTGTGGAGTATCTTAATATTGGCAATGTAAATCTTGCTTTTTTCGATACGCAAGGCAAACAAAATCCACATTACCAAGCGTTAGGAACAAGATATAAGTTGATTTTTGTGGAGCGGTAAGATGGGGAGTTTTACTGTTAAAAAGTTAAGGGTAACGATAGCACTCGGACAGAAAGGGCTTAATTTTGATGATAAGAATAATACGATTGTTGCAGAAAATTTAAGGGTATCTGCCACAATACAATCAGGAAATGGTGCTATACAACCTAACGCGAAGATTATGATTTATGGTTTAAGCCAAAATGTAATGAATCGTATATCGAAAATATCGTGGAATATAAAACAAGAAAAGCTGAATTCTATCAAGTTAGAGGCAAGTTCTGATGGTGGGCAAACTTACACGACCGTTTATTTTGGCACAATTACGTTTGCTTATCCTAACTATGGCTCAGCGCCTGAGGTTATCTTGACGGTAGATTCTGTTACCGCAATGAATCATCAAATTTTACCGGCAAAACCTTTAAGTTTTAAAGGCGAGGTTGATGTTGCAGGCGTTATCTCTGAAATATGCAAATCAATGGATATGCGTTTTGAGAATAGTGGTGTTACTGCAAAAGTGAGTAACGCATATTTGCCCCAAACAGCATTAGAGAAAATTACAGAGCTTTGTAAAGCAGTAGATGCCACTGTGACTTTAGAAGTTAATACAATCGCTATTACTCCAAGAGGGCAACCACGGAATATAAAAGTACCTATTATCTCTCCTCAAACTGGTTTAATTGGCTATCCAACACCAACACTACAAGGGGTTAGTTTGCAATGTTTATTTGATCCGTTAATCAAACATAACGGGCAAATAGAGATTAGGAATAGCCTGATTGAATCAACAAACGGGCAGTGGCGAATATATGGCTTAACGCATTACCTAGAAAGTGAAATCGCTGGTGGTAGATGGTTTAGTGCTATTGATGCGTCAAGATTAGATGCGGGGGTGAAAATTGCAAAATAAATTCGGACAAATGACGGAAGAACAAAGTAGCGGGGGAGTTGGTGAGCTTGGTTTTATTGTTGGTAGTTTAATCAATCGCATACAAACCGTTACTTTAGTTCAAGTTAAAGCAGTAAATGCGACAGGCGTTGCACCCGTTGGAACGGTAGATGTTCAGCCAATGGTCGCACAGCTTGACGGAGAGGGTAAGGCTCACGCCCACGGTGTTATTCATAACATTCCTTATTTTAGGTTACAAGGCGGTAGTAATGCTATCGTTATCGATCCGCAAGTAGGGGATATTGGTATGTGTGGGTTTTGTAGTCGAGATATTTCCTCAGTAAAAGCCAATAAAGCACCATCAACGCCGCAAAGTTTGCGTAAGTTTGATTATGCGGACGGCTTATATTTTGGTGGATTTTTAAATGGCGTGCCTGAGCAATACATCTTCTTCAAAGATTCAGGAATTGATGTGGTTGCGACAGGCGAAGTTTATATCAAAGGCTCAAAAATCAAACTTGATGCACCAGTTGAAACAACAAACTCGCTAAAAGTTGAGACAACAATAACCGCAGGTGGAGATATTACTGATAACGCTAAATCTGGCGGTAAATCGATGTCTAGTATGCGTCAATCTCACAATAATCACACTCACAACGGCGGACCAGCCCCAGATGTAAAGGTATAAGTAATGGATACACTCTTTTTACACCCTGAAAGATGGGATTTAATGTTAGATGATGAAGGGAATATAGCTTATACAAAAGACCCTTATGCAAAGGCTCAAGATGTTGCGAGTGCCATTAAGCTCTTTAAAGGTGAGCTTTACTATGATAAGGCAAAAGGTATCCCTTATTTTGAGGAAACGTTAGGCAAGAAACAATCTCTTGCGTTGTATCAATATCGCTTAGAGAAAGCAGCATTATCTGTACCTGAAGTTGTTTCGGCAAAAGCCATTATTCAAAGCAATGTGGATAGAACAATAACAGGGGCGATCAAGTTCACTGATGATAAAGGAAGAAAAGTAGAGGTTAATTTATGACAAATGTCCCAAACATACAATTTACGCCTCAAGGGCTAATTCTGCCAACCGAGCAAGAAATCTTAAACGGTGTTTTAGCGGATTTTAATGACGCATTTGGCGGAAACCTTAATAAAAATTTAGAAACTCCACAAGGACAGTTGGCAAGCTCTATCGCAGCGATTATTGCAGATAAAAATAATCAAATTGCTTGGTTGGTAAATAACCTGGACCCTGATTATTCGGAAGGGTTTATGCAAGATGCGATAGGTAAACTCTATTTTATTAAGCGGAAAGGGCAGATTAACTCAACAGTTGAATGTACTTTTTATGGACTTCCAGGAATAACGATTCCAAAGGGATTTATTGTTAAAGACGAAAATAATAATGACTGGGTATTAGATCAAGAGATCAGTATATTGAGTTCTGGTCAAGTTGTCGGAAATCTTACAGCAAAAGGTATATATTCAGCTGCTGCTAATAGTGTAAATAAAATTCATCAGTCAATCTTAGGATTGGATAGAGTTGATAATCATAGCCCTGCTATTACAGGAACAGAAAAAGAAAGTGGTTCGGAATTTGCAGAACGTTATAAAAAAAGTGTAGCGAAAAATTCTTTAGGAATGCCTGCCTCTGTTTATTCTAATGTGGCTTCATTAGATGGTGTTGTTGATTGTTATGTTATTGATAATCCTAAAAGCACAGAAACAAGAATAGGAATAACAAATAAAGTGTTAAAGCCTCATAGTGTTTATGTTGCGGTATTAGGTGGAAATGATCAGGAAATAGCAAAAACTATATGGAGATATGCTGGAAATGGGTGTGATTTTACTGGTGACACAACAGTGAATGTAGAAGATGATAGTTATACAGTTCCTAGACCAGTGTATGAGATAAAATTTATGCGACCCAATTTGACCCCTATTTATTTTCAAGTGAAGTTGCGAACAGGTTCAGTTATAGGAAGTGCGGAACTAGTCAAATCTACAATAAAAAATACTTTCGATAAGCAAAATCGTAGGAAAATTGGCTCAACGCTTTACGCCATTGAATTTGTTTCTGATGTTGTTAATGCTTTACCTAAAGATCACCTGCTGGATATAAAAATAGGGAAAAGCAAATCTGTATATGCGGATTCAATCGAATTGGGAATAGATCAATATCCAACACTCACGGAGTCAAATATTAGTGTGGTGTTTATATGATACAGCTAGAAAAAACAATTATTAGCCAATATGCAAATAGTCCGATCATAACTAGTCTGCTGAAGAATATTAATGAAAATCTAGATCCGAGAGTTGATATAGAGGGATTTTATAATTTAATTTGGAATCTTGATACAGCTAGAGGTATAGGACTTGATATTTGGGGAAAAATCGTTGGCATAAATAGAAATATACAAGTTGATGAGAAAAATCAGTTTGTTAGCTCAACTTTAGCAACAGAAGATTTAAAGGATTTTGCTGTTGGTACTCGACATCTAATGAATGATGAAATGTATAGAGCAATGATATTTTTCAAAGCAATGAGTAATACTATTTATGCAACAGCTCCCCATATAAATAAATTAGTGTCCAGTCTTTTTGAAAAGAGAGGAAGGGCTTATTTCATTAAGAATGGGACAATGATGGCGAGATATGTGTTTGATTTTAATCTTACACCTATTGAAAAAGCTGTCATTATAAGTACGGATTTATTACCTAGACCTACAGGTGTTTTAGTTGATTTCTATGAACCAGATATAAGGAATGCATTTGGTTTTAATGAAGCAGGTATGGCGCCTTTTGGACAAGGTGCTTTTTATATAGGCGATAGATAGATTAATTAATGAGTAATACAAGCCTGTGAATTTATTTCACAGGCTTTTTTATTGGAGTAAATATGGCACAACCAAAATTATTATCAAAAATTTGGGCTAGTTTAGGACTTAAAACGGATATTCCTGAAACTAGAACTAGAGATTTGGCACAAAGTGCTGCTACATACGAGGAAGGTTTTCCTCAGATCACAATGACCCCAATCACACAAGGGGGAAAAGCACCATCTGGTAAAGATATGAACGGTATATTAAGAGATATTACGGAGCATATCGTTTACCAAAACAAAGGTGGAAAATATCTGTTCGATGCTTCTTTTGCAGAGAAAATTGGTGGATATGAGAAAGGTGCAGTATTAATTACTAATGATTTTACTAAATTTATGGTTAGTTTAGTGAATCAAAATAAAGTTAATTTTAATACCTCAAACTATCAAGGCAGTTGGGCTGTCATTGCTACAATTGATTTGGTTAAATTTATCACACCAAAAAGTATAACAGCAACGAGTACAAATACTACTGACAGTACAGGACATTCTCACGCAATTGACACGGCAACCACATCTCGCAAAGGAATTACCCAACTCACCAACGACACAGGGCTAGACTCCGAGTCACTGGCATTAACCGCAAAAGCAGGTAAAGCTATTGCTCAGTCTGTGGCACAGTTGCAGGTTAATACTAATAATGCACTAAATCAAAAAGTCAATAAAACGGATATCAGTAACGCTGTCAATTCAACATCTCAAACTACAGTGGCATCGTCGCAAGCGGTCAAAACGGCTTATGATTTAGCTAACAGTAAATACACGGCTCAAGATGCCAGCCCAACCCAAAAGGGCTTGGTGCAACTC